GTCATCAAGGCCAATGTTAGCTTCATCAATGGAAGCGATGAGGCGTGTACTAGCTACCAATTCGTTGTACTGGTCTTCACTGATTTCTTCCAACGGTGCTTGATGAAAGCCGTGCTCTGAGTGCAGCAAGAAAGACAAGCTCTTGTGATTGTTCTTGTAATGCTTCTTCAAATACTTACGTATCTCAGGCAGTTCTTCTTTGCGATAGTAGACAGTGCAGGACACACTATTATCACTCCACACTTCCTGCAACCACTTCACTGTCTCCAGTTGTTGGATGGCTGTCACATCCTTAGCCAACACAGCATGCTCAGGATGACGGAAAGGGAAAGACACAACCATTGTTGAGTGGTCAGTGCTACCATCGAAGTTGCGTTGAGGCTCTACAGGGTAGCCATGATCACGACACACCTGCACCAATGAATGATTGGATGCAATGCGAATACGTCTAATCATGAAACGAGCATAGGCAGGGTGGCAACCACTGGTAACACCGGGCAACAAAGACAATGTACCAGATGGCTTCACTGTAGTGATCTTCACAGATTTATTGAAGCCATGCTTTTGGCTATAGAAGCCATCAAAGTTACGCAGCTTCTTGTATGCCATATCAAGCCAGCTTTTCTGTTCTTCAGTGGCTTGTAGCACACCAGTGATGCCAATACCCATACGCATATTCGCATGAACAATGGCTTCTGTTTGTGGTAGATGGCAAGGCAAAGCAAGACTGTGTTTGTTAATACGATAGAGCAGTGTAGCTACATCGTTAAACTCTTCTTCACTCTCAATGTTAGGCAGATAGATTTCTGCCAAGCAACAGGTTTCTTTATCAGCCAAGCTTTGTTCAGCACATGGGTTATATCCCTGCACCAATGGATCTGGATACTCTGTCTCACCTAAGCGTCCAACTTTACGTGACAGCTTCAGGTTGATGAGTCCGTAAGGTTCACCCTTTCCTTCGTAGCCATCCCAAAAGAATTCATGCAAGTCGCTGATGTCATCACAGACAACAGAGTTGTTTGACATTGCTCTCCATGAGGGAATGTTTCCCATGTCCCATCGCTTAGCTAACAGATACTCAACATCATCAGCATCACCAATGGCAATCTGTGCTGACCTACGTACATTACCAGCAACAACAATGGAACCAATGATGTTCATAATGTCTAAGCAATCAATGGGGCGTAGCTGCTTTCCTTTGCGCTTCTCTAACACATCAGAGATGATATTAATACCATTACACAAGTCTTCAGGGCCACTAGCTGTACCACCAAAGCCTTTGATGGGTGCTCCCTTACCACGAATAAGCTGTGTGCTGTAGGTGAATGTACAGCCACTGTCTGGTTCACTTAAGAGTGCCGCTTTAAGTGTCTTGCCCAAATGCTTGACCCAGCCTTCACGGCTATCTGGCACAATAAAAGAAGCGTCAGCGGTATCAAGGCGAGTAGGACGAACAAATCCAGAATTAACGAGCGGAAGTTTATCAACATTTTCCTTTTGAATGTTATAGCCAACACCACTACCAAGCATCAACAAGTCCATAGCCCAAGTGAAAGGCTCAACAGGTTTATCTATGACAGTGAAGGCACAATTTTGTAGGCTAGCCAAGCCAAGTTTAGAGACAGTGGGAGTACCAAGTTGCCACAGGAAACGTCCTGCAACAATGCCTTTTAAACCCAACAGATAGCCCCTTAAACGCTCTTGTTCTACTTCGGTGAAGCCACACCCTAACTGCTCATTGGTGGCCTTTACAACCCTATCTACTACGTCAGTAAACTCCTCTGTCTTGCTGTTTAAATCTGTCTCATTTAGTCTTCGTGCGTATGTACGCTTCATTGTTAAATAGCCTACAGTTGACCAAGGCGTTACTACATTAGTGTTCATGTTTCTCCAGAGAATGAATGTTAAGGGAAAATAAAAGGAGCAGAGTTGCTCCTAGATGGGGATGCAGTTATACATCAAAAACTATTCTTGAAAAGAAGGATTCTTGTCTTTCTTTTTTAGTTTCCAGTTGGTGTATACTAATCTATCTGTAGGTAGTGCGTCATAACTATAAAGATCTACATCGTACAAAACGTCTTTCTTAATGGGATAACCATAAACAATTTCTAGAAAAGAAAGGAAAGCTTCTACAGCAGTAGGCCAAGTAATGTCATCACTCACTTCATGAGAAAGCTCAGTGGTTTTTCCGTCCTGATCAGTGTGTGTAAAAGTGTATCGGGCATTAGATGCTTGGTTTAAATGTTCTCTCATATCAAGATCCCTCATAGGTAGCAGCTACTTTATCTAGATAATCGTCTGCTTCACTAGGAATCATATAATGATTTAACAAAGTTTTACATGCGTTGCGAACATGAATGTTGTTATCAACATCTTCTTGGAAGAATAAATTATTAGTGTAGCTTCTTATTAAGCAGTTTTTCAATTCATCTACAATGATGGCATCCATTTGTTCTGGTTCAAGAGGAACCCAAACTTCATTATCAGATTCTTCTTCTTCCACAATGAACCAATCATCTTCATCTTCATCGTAGTAATACCAAGCATCGTCATCTTCTACATAGTAGTATTCAATGTCTTCATCTTCATCATAGAAGTAGTTAACGTCTTCTTCTTCTTCTTCTTCTTCTGCATCAGGAGTGTACAGCGTACCTTCTTTTGCTGCCTTGGCTAACAGAGTAACCAAAGCAAAGTTGATTAAACTATGTGTGCTTTCTTTATCCATATCCACATGGAAGTCTGCGCTTCCGTCTTCATTTTCTCGATACTGGTTCAATTCAATTTTCATTTTGCTTTCCTTTCAGTTTTTTCCTTGTCAGTTTTTATTTTATGACAAGGCTTACACAATACCTGCAACTCAGGCAACTCACAAAACATTCTATCAATATATACATCCCAACTAACAAACCCTACAGCCGGGTCAACCACTGGATGTATATGATCTACTTGCACATCCGCTGCTACAAACTCTTCTTTGCATGCAGCACATTTATAATGCTGGGCTAAAAGTCCAGTCTTCTTATTTATCCTTCTCTCAATGAATGCAGATTTAAGAGCAGTATATTTCGGAGGCCATCTACGTGAAGCTGCTCTAAGAGTAGACGTAATGAAACTGCGAAACCTAGCATCTGTCCACTGTCCTCCGTTTCTAGTTTTTAGGGAAAGTTTCTTCAACGACATTAGATAGATCTATAGAAGACTCTTCTTGAGAAAAGAGATCACGGACAATGTCCAACGCTTCATCAATAGACATAGCAACAAACTCAGCAGTAGTTTCTATGTTGTTACGTAGTTCATTGTATGACACTACATAGCCATTTGCTGCTGGTCTAATTTCTATACACTGTTCTGAAAACATTAAGAGAGTCCTTCAATATCAATGTAATTAAATATCACTTCTCTTGGAAACAAAGGATTGATACCTTCTGTTAAAGACTCTTCCACATATTCTCGCAACGAAACCTCATCTAAATAAAAGGAGGGTATATCGTCAGGGTCAATAAATGCTGTCACTGAGACACTTACTTTTATCATTCAAACTTCTCCAATCTCATGTCAATGAGTCGTGCATATCCCATTATGTCATGCCAACTGTCACGATGATAACAGTCTCCGTTTACAAGTCGTGACATCTTAGAAGCAATCATATCTAAAGCTTCTGCCATGTCAGGTTCTAACAAAGAATAGTTAACACCATATTTCAAAACAGTTTTTAAGTCCTGTGCTGTGGTAGCAATGTTAATAAATTCTCCGTAGTGTCTAGCTCTTCGGTCTAAAGTTTCTTCGACATTCATTATTGCTTTCCTCCTTGAGTTATTGTATCCTCAGTCAATACAAAATTATCGCTAAAGCTATTGTGGTTTGGGTCGTATACAATCTCACCCAAATGGCTGTAATATTTACTACAATATTCCATGATTTGTTTAGCAATGTCTTCATGTTCTTCCATAAAAGGTACTACAGATGCAATAAGAACACCCATCCCAATCATATCATCCATGTGTTCTTTCTTCAAAGTGACAGGGCCAAAGCCTGTGACAAGCACCTCAAAGTCTCCATCCCACATACCGTTTTGTATAGTGGGGCGTAAAATTATAGCCACATCATTAGGCCGCAGTTCTGTTTCTTTCGTCATGATTTTCTTTCGTAGGGGGTTGCCATTGCTGTCCTTCACTTCTTCTTAACCAGAGCAGCCTAGCGTTTTCCAACACTCTTTCTTCATCACCATCATATGCTGCTACACAGGCTGCATATAATTCTTCTTCAGTGATAAGCTCATTTAAAAGCTTGTCAGCTTTAACAGGGCCTATCCCTTGTAAGCCAATGATATTATCAGCAGCATCACCTGTCAAGATTTGTTTGTAAAAAGAATACATGCCTTGCTCAGGCGTAACATGATAGCCTTGCTTCTTTACAAAGTTGTAATGCCATCCTGCAATTTGATCTAAGTCTTTATCTACAGAAGCTACAATGCATTCTTCTTTAAGCACAGAAGCTTCAATTGCTATAGCATCATCTGCTTCCTGTCCTTCAACAACGACAGCACCCCACTCCTTCACCATGTGCTGGCGTAGGGCAGGGAGATGTTCAGGTTTAGGGGCTGTTCTGTTTCCTTTGTAGACAGCAGTGACTGCTATGTTGTTCCTGAAGTTATCTTTTCCTGTGAGAAAAAGTTTCCACTGGTCAACATAGCAACCATCAAAGGTGTTGTCTACACCACATGTAAGAATGTCAGCAATATAATTGTTAAGCGTATGCTTAGCAGTGGTTGTGCTTTCATTCTTACACGCAAAAGCGATGCGATATCCTATGATATCTGCATCAACTAAGGCTATCATTAGTCAGCAGCTTGTTCAGGGAACAAAGGAAGCTGTGCTTCATTAGCCTGAGGAACTTGGGCTTGCAGAGCCTCGACTTGTGGAGCAGCTTGTTGTTGAATGACAGTGATGTGCTGAGCAGAAAACTCAAAAGGGAGTTTACCCAATCCTGTCAAAGCAGCATTAACAGTGTCAATATGGAGGTCAAGTTTAATTTTCATTTTACTTTCCTTTAAAGAACGTCTTCATCATCGGCATCAATACCACCAGCACCAGCATACTCAACCAAGTCAGTGACGACAAGCTTGATCAGTGAGGGGCTGACACCTTTTTTAGTTTTATATGTCCAATCATAACTACCAACCAAAGCCTTAGCCTTGCTGCCATTACCAATGTCTTCAGTGATTTCTTCACCATCAACATCGAATGCTTTCATTGGTTTGTTCTTAGACTTACAAGTGATGTAACGTCCCATGTCAGCCTTCTTCTCGCTGTCTTGATTGACAGAGATGCCCATTTCCTCCAGAGCTTCTGCTGCTGCGTCAGACAGGTTACACAAGTTGACTTGGTAAGCACCACTCATCTCATTCATCTTGCTCAATTGCGCCCAATAAATGTCGCATTTAATCTTCAACTTCTTTTTTTCATCAGTCATTTCAATTTCCTTTATTAAAACCCACCAGTAACGTCAGTGGCAATCACGCCAATTGTTGCCAATCTTCCCTTCGGCATCAACAGGACATCTAAATTGTAACACTTCTCCTGCTTTTGTTGCAGCTTCTTCAATAATTTTCATGGCTTGTTGTGCTTGAGATACATCAACTTCCCATTGTGTTTCATCATGAACAAAAGCTATAAGCTTTGCATCTATGTTAGCTTCGTTCAAAGCCTGCGTAGATTCTATAAGCCATTGCTTAGCCACCACTGCACCAGCGCATTGAAGCAAGGTGTTTAAGGCAGCGTGTTGTGATCTTATCCACAATATTCTACCATCAAGGCCGGGCAGTTTACCATTGACACCAATCTTGTTTATCTTATTCTTCAGCTTCTTTAAAGCTGGAGTGTTGTCAAGAAAGTTTTCAATAAGTTTCTTACCCTTTGTTGGAGACACACCAGCAGTGAGTCCAATCTTAGCAGCACCAGCACCATACAACATTGCGTATGTCATAGTCTTTGTTTGATTACGAAACTTCTTGTGCTCACTATTACCATCATCCTTCACTGTGCCTTTAGGAACAAGCCCAAAAGCTTGGCAGTTCTTCCAATGTATATCACCCTTCAAGAGTTCTTCTTGCCACTCCAGATCACGCATGTAGTGGGCTAGGCAACGTAGCTCAATGCCGCTCAAGTCCACACCCACCTGCACCTTCCCTTTAGGCACTGTCCACATCTCTCTGCACTCAGCACCATAGGGATTACCTACGGCTGGAACCTGTGCCATGTTGGGGCTACTGTGTGTACACCTGCCTGTAACTGCACCATTGGTAATCACTCTGCCATGCACTCTGCCATCAGGTTGTAAAAGCTCAAGCCAACTGCTAATCTGTGCTACACGTTTCTGTAGCATAAGATATTCAGCAACAAGCTTTGCTTCAGGAAGATCAATGCCTTCAAGCACTGTCTCATCCACAATGAT